CGAATGACGGCGAGATATATTCATGGAATGAAGACGCCCAGACATGGGACGCTGTTGAAACACCAGAGTAGGACCCCAGATGGAACGCAACGTAGAGGCTGCGCACAGCCGGATTGACGCCTTGGAAAAAGAGGTGATTGCGATAAAAACAGAAGTCCGCATCCAATTCAAGGACCTGTTTGGGCGCGTCAAGCGCTTGGAGACGATCCTGCTTGCAGCCACTGGCACAATTCTGGTCTTGCTGTTGACTGTCCTCTCGAAAATGGGCTAACGGTGTTAGCAGAGCTGGCTATTGCCCAAGCCGCGCTGGCAGGTGTCAAGGAAGTGTTGCAGCACTCGGGCGATATCATGGGGGCGGCCCAGCACTTGGCCAGCTTTTTTGATAGCAAGGCAGCCCTGCAAAAGAAGGTCAACGAGAAGGGCGGCAACAAGTCGGACCTGCAGGAATGGATGGCCCTGCAACAGATCGCCGAGGCTGAGGAGCAGCTAAAGCAACACATGGTCTACCTCGGTAAGCCCGGCGCGTGGGACAGCTGGCTGCAATTTCAAGCCGACGCAAAACGCCAGCGCGACGCAGAGGCCAAGGCTATTGCTCTGGCGGCGCACAAGCGCAAGCAGAAAATTTGGGCGTGGATCAACGGCTTCATTATTGTGGCGGCCGTAGTGACTGGCTTGGTGGCCGTCGCTGGGGTGGTCTGGCTGGTTGTAACGAAAGGCGGCAATGGATAGGCTCGACAAGTACAAGAACAATCCGCTTGCGCTGCAGGCTTGGCAAGATGGTTACGAAGAGGGTCTCGACCAGTGCCACATATCTATGCGCGTTATCGGCTGGTCTATCGTTGTGGCGTTCTCAATTTTTTTGATCTTCTTTAACTTTTAACGTGTCCTACGTTGTTTATTTTTTTACGATCGTAGGCGGCAACAGCGTGCTGATTGACACAATGCCAGTGCCGTCGCCAACAATGTGCGTGCAGCTGGTGGACATGATTAACAGCCAGCCCAGCCCCGGCGGCCGCAGGGTGCGGGCTGCTTGCTACATCAAAAGCGGGGATCAAAAGTAATGACCGAAGACTTTAAAAACGCAGACGTTAACGGCGACGGCGTGCTCACGCCTGACGAGTTTGAGCTGGAGCTGCGGCGCAAGCGCTTGGAGATCGAGGACGCCGACGCGCAGCGCGACCAGCAGCGCAAGATGGTGTGGTGGGTCCTGGCGGGTATGCTGGGCTATCCGTTCTTTGTCATCCTGGCGAGCGTGCTGACCCTAGACAAGGCCGCTGATATCCTGGGCAGCATGGCCACCATCTACTTTCCAGCAACCTCTTTAATTTTGGCCAGCTTTTTTGGAGCGGCTGCGTACCAGGCACGAAAGGACAAGTAATGCTGCAAGCTCTTATCGGCCCCGTTGCCGGGTTGCTCGACAAATTCGTAGAGGATAAGGACCAGAAGAACGCGCTCGCGCACGAGATCGCCACCATGGCGGAGAGGCAAGCGCACGAGTCAGTGATGGCGCAGATCGAAGTTAACAAGGCGGAAGCTGCGTCCGCGTCGCTGTTCAAAGGAGGGTGGAGGCCAGCTGTCGGCTGGGTCTGTGCCATGGCCCTGTTCTATCATTTCATTCTGCAGCCGGTGCTGCTGTTTGGGGTGGCGGTTGCCGGGGTTGCGATACCCGCGCTGCCTGAGTTTGATATGGCCTCGCTGATGCCCATCCTGCTCGGGATGCTCGGCCTTGGCGGGCTGCGCACTGTGGAAAAGATTAAAGGAAAGGCCGCAAAATGAAGCTCACCCAAAATTTCAGCTTGTCGGAATTGACGCGCAGTCAAACCGCGACTCGCCGGGGAATCGAGAACCAACCGAACGACGAGCAGCTGGCCAACTTGGTGGCTCTGTGCGAGTGCGTGCTGCAGCCGATTCGGGACCACTTCGGGAAGTCGGTGCGCGTCAGCTCCGGGCTTCGCGTGCCTGAGCTGAACGCTGCTATCGGAGGCAGTACCACATCTGACCACACACGTGGTTGTGCCGCAGATATCGAGGTGCCCCCAGTAGACAATCTAGAGCTTGCCCGGTGGATCGAGGGTTCTGGCCTTGCCTTTCGACAGCTGATCTTAGAGTACTACGACGGCACCCCGGACAGCGGCTGGATTCACGTTAGCTATGACCCAGCAGACAACAAGCAGCAGGTGCTGACTGCGACCAAACGGGGCGGCAAAACCGTTTACCTAAACGGCCTTGTCGCGTGAGAAAATAGGGCATGCCATCCTCCAGACAACAGACACTAGCAGCCCCGGCGGTACCCACCATGCCGGAGCCGCCGCTTGTCTACAGCGACAAGACAATGCGGTCCGGCAACGGCTTGCTGCGCACGTTCATGCTGCGCCTGACGGGTGCGCTGCAGGCCCTGTTTGGACCCAATGGCGGCCAGTACATTGACTGCCCAAACGGGCTGTTCTTTAACACTGCGGACCAAACCTTTGCCGTTATTAACACGGCCTACCCCGTGGTGTTCAACGCCACGTATTTGTCAAACGCCGTGCAGCTGCAGTCCGGCAGCACGTCTCGGATTGAGGCGCTGGTGGGTGGAATCTACAACTTCCAGTACAGCGGCCAAGTCCTAAGCTCCAGCAGCAACGCCAAGGAGATGACCATCTGGATACGCAGGGATGGCACCGACATCAACTACTCCACGAGGGTGTTTACAGACAGCACCAACGATCATCGCAACACAACGAGCTGGAGCTTTAATATAGACCTGCAGGCTGGGCAGTACATTGAGATAGTGGCGGCGGTCACGTCGACAGACTTGTGGCTTGACGCCGCAGCGGCGGCATCCCCAGTGCCCGCCGTGCCGTCCTCTGTAATGAGCGTTAACTTCATATCTCCACTGCCGGCAGTGCTGCCAACCCCACCTTGAGGCAACCATGTCATTCATACCATTAAAAATTCCGGCCGGCATCTATCGCAACGGCACAGAGCTTCAAAGCGCTGGCCGCTGGTACGACGCAAACCTTGTGCGCTTCTACGAGAACACCATGCGCCCCATTGGGGGCTGGCGCAAGCGCTCTGACAACGCGGTCACCGGAGCCGCGCGCGCGCTGCTGACGTGGAAAGATAACAGTGCAGACCCGTGGATTGCTGTTGGCACCCACAGCGGGCTGTACGCCATGCGCGTCGACGGGGCGCTGGCGGACATTAGCCCAGCCGGGCTTGTGTCCGGGATTGTAGACGCCGCAGTCTTCACCGGCTTTGGTACCGGCCCGTACGGGGTGCAGGCGTACGGCGTCGAGCGCCAAAGTTTAGCTACAGTCACGCCGGCAACCATGTGGACGATGGACACGTGGGGCGAGTACTTGGTCGCCTGCAGCAACGCCGACGGCAAGCTGTACGAGTGGCAGCTTGACTTCGCCACCCCGACAGTTGCCGCGCCAATTGCGAACGCGCCCACGGGGTGCAACGCCATCCTGTCTACTGCAGAGCGGTTTGTGTTTGCGCTGGGCGCCGGCGGCAACCCCCGCAAGGTGCAGTGGTGCGACCAAGAGGACAACACCGTCTGGACGCCCAGCACGCTAAACCAAGCCGGTGACTTTGAGCTGACAACCCCCGGCACGCTGATGGCCGGCAAGCGCGTGCGCGGGCTGCACTTGCTATGGACCGACGTGGACTGCCACGCGGCCACATACATTGGCCAGCCGTTTGTCTACAGCTTTGAGAAGATCGGCTCAGGCTGCGGGCTAATATCCGCGCAGTCGGTGGCCATTGTGTCCGACGTGACCGCGTTTTGGATGAGCCGCACGGGTTTCTGGATGTACGACGGGTCTATCAAGCCGCTGCCCTCAGATGTGGGTGACTACGTCTACCGCAACATGAACAACAGCCAGTCGAGCAAAACGTACGCGGTCCACAAGGGCGAGTTCGGCGAGGTGTGGTGGTTCTACGCCAGCGTCAACTCTAACGAGGTTGATAGCTACGTCATCTACAACTACCGCGAGGGCCATTGGAATATTGGGCTACTGCCACGCACGTGCGGCACCGGCCGAGGCGCGTTTGACAAGCCCATCCTAGTGTCAGTCGACGGCTATTTGTACGAGCACGAGGTCGGGTTTGATTACGACAGCGAAGTGCTGTTCTGCGAGAGTGGCCCTGTCCAGATTGGCAACGGCGACTCGCTGATGGCGGTGCGCGAGCTGATACCGGACGAGCTAAACCAAGGCGACGTCACGGCCACGTTCAAGACCAAGTTCTATCCCAACGGCGCCGAGTCCAGCTTCGGGCCGTATTCCATGGCCAACCCGACCAGCGTGCGGTTCACCGCGCGCCAAGTCAAGATGCGGATCGACAGCAACGGCAACAACAATTGGCGCGTCGGCACCATGCGCGTTGACGCGGTGACAAACGGCCGCAGGTGACGTCTTTGGTGTAAAGTTGATGCAGTAGTCAACAACACCAAAAGACGGGCATGAACGACATATTTGAACAGCTGCACAGGGCACGCCAATACATTGAGGACGCGTTAAAATATAGCGAAGGAACGCACACATTTAACGACATCGCGGCTGGCGTCTTGACCAACAGGTACCAGCTCTGGCCGAACCACAATTCGGCGGTCGTTACTGAGATCGTTGTTTACCCGCAGCTCAAGGATTTGCACTACTTCTTGGCAGGCGGAAACCTCGACGAGCTTAAACAGATGAGACCCGTGATCGAAGCATGGGGTAAGTCGGTGGGCTGCAGCAGGGTTTCACTTGCCGGCCGAAAAGGGTGGGCAAAGACATTTTTGAGGGACGAGGGGTACGAGCCTAAGTGGTTCATCCTCGCAAAGGAGCTAAAGCAATGAGTCTGGGCGGAGAAGAAAACAGAGACCCAACGGTCGACGCAGCGCTTGAGGTGCTGAAGCGCCCCCGCATCCAAACACCACTTCCAGCCCTTCGCGGGTCAGGAGTGGCGGCCGCAGAGCCGACCCCATACGAAGACTACCTAAGAACCTGGGGCAACATCGCGCCGGAGGTTACGACTGCCAGCGCCGTGGCGCCAGCTCCGCCCGATGGCGGCGGTCCCGACGGCTACTCCGACAGCAGCACCAACCCCGCGTGGGACGCCATGTCTATGTCAGAAAAGGCGGCGTACTACGCGGACAACCCGACCGCAGGAAAGATCGGCCGCGTGTTTGGTGACTACTTTAGCAACACGCCTTACGGCATGATGCAGAACTATTTCGACCCCGGCATCCAGACCCAGACCGACGCGATCATGGCCGGCGTGGACCCCACCGGGTGGCAGTTTGCAGGGCGCAACAACGATGGAATTTTGGGCACGCAGATCGGCGGGACGTTAAGCGTACCGGCTTTGTCGCCAGAAAACTACGGCTCGCATGGGGAACTTGGGGCGGTATACGGCCCCACGGTGGCGCAGAGCACAACCCCTTCGGTGCCTTCTTGGGGGCAATCACAATCGGCGGCGGCTGGCGTCACAGACGCACCTTACGGCGGCTATGTTACCGACGGTTCTGGGAATGTTGTTACTGATAGTAGCGGAGGAGGGATAGCATATGGCGCAGGACACGCTAATGTAGCGGCGGCAGACGCGGCGTCACAGGCGGCGGCTGAAGCGGCTTACGCTGAGGCGGCGGTGGCAAACGCGGAGGCTGACGCTCAAGCAGAGGCTAACGCTAATGGAGAGGCAGATGCGGCGGCTTGTTGCTTCATTATGCTAGAGGCTCGCTACGGTGACGGGACCATGGACGATGTTGTTCGCAAGTACCGCGATGAGATGATGACCGACAAGAATCGACGCGGGTACTACAAGCTGGCAGAGGTTTTGGTCCCGCTAATGAGAAAATCTGCGGTGTTTAAGTTTATTGTCCAGAAGACCTTTGCCGATCCGCTTGTTTC